CTTGTCCAGAGTCCGAAGGTGTTTGTTGATGATGTACGGCTTCCACAACCAGTATCCTGCTCCTCTCTTCTGGTTTAGGATGTGAGCGTTTCTCAACACGAACTGATCATCAAGATCGGCTCGTCTGCATTGCAATGACTTGTCTGCTCCACCAACAGTCAGAGCGGATCTTGAGTTCTCTTTTTGAGCCTCATAGAATCCTCCGTCGGCATAGTTGATGTGGAGTTTCATCTCGCCACCTGATGGTTGTGGGTCTCTTCAAAGGTCTTCTTGCACTGGTACATGTAGATGATGCCCTCAATCCACTCCTCTCGCCGCAGGAGCGGGCGCACGCCCATGGAGAACACGCGGTCCTCGCCGCTGTTGATGGACGGGAAGCCCACCTGAACCGCCAGAGACCGCCTGATGGCGTTCAGGTGATTCGGGGGTCGGTAGTAGACCTTGCCCTCATGGTCGTCAATCCAGTGGTCGTAGCGAAGCGAGTGGATGAAGGGGCGGCTGTAGCCGTCCGAGAAGGTGATGGAGCCGGTGAGAGAGGTGCAGTCAGGGTTCTTGGTGAGACCGTTCATCACCTTCTCAATGTAGTCCACGCTGACGGCATCGTCATCGTCCACGAAGGCGACATACTCCCCGCCCGACTGGGTGAGGAGCATGTTCCTCTTCTGTCCGATGGTCAACTCGCGATTGTCGGCGAGGTGCAGCACCTGAACCGTCCTCGTTCCGATCTGCCGGTCAATAGAGGCTCTCAGGGCATCAAGCGACTGCTTGCGTTCGTGCAACGATGGAATCAATACTGACAGTTTGTGGGAGGGTTTCCAAGGCATGGGCGATTTCCTCTGGTTTCAGGTCGTAGTTGTTGAGAGTCCGCTGGGCATAGACGGGTCCATCTTGGTTGTACATGTCCTGCGACTCATTCCTCTTGTGCAACTCGTCGTTGGTGAACTGGCCGGTCCACTGGTGTTGGATGATTACCTTGTCAATGTAGACCACCTTCCCGAGCATGCGGGCGACATTGGTGAACTCGTTGTCGCAGAACACCGACTTGTATGCAGGGTGGTACAGGTAGCCGAAGCGGTTGAAGTACTTCATGCCGAGGATGGACAGGGTGATGAGTCGGTCCACTCCCGAATACCCGTCGTTGAAGTGCAGCACCCCATCGGTGTCGGGGAAGTGCTTGAACATGTAGTGCTTGATGATGTCATCGTAGCCACCCTCCACGGGGATCATGTCATCGGATGCGAGCAGGATCACATGCGGGTTGATGGCACGCACGACATTCAGGTCGGCGTTGACTGCGGAGATCTTGCTGGTTGACTTGCCGCAGATGGGATGGATGCGACCCATGTGCTGGGCACACAGCCGGTCAAAGTAAGACCACATGTTCTGGTTGTTCATTGACCGGTCATCGTGGTCGTAGGAGATCACGAAGTGGACCTCGTTGGTCCCCGAGAGGTAGCCGAGATACCGATCAAGGACGGACATGAACTTGTCCGGTCTGTTTCTGGTCGGGAACTTGACCACCATCTTCATGGCTTGCTCTCCTCGTCGCCTTCCTTGTGCCACTCGTCCACGAACTTGACGCGGTCGCTCTGTGAGTAATCCATCGCGTAGTTCTTGGCACGGGCAAATAGGTCGGGATCAATCTGCTTGACATACTCACTGAAGTTCATGAAGAGGTTCCAGAGGGCTTCGGCGACCTCCTCCTCGTCTTCCTTCTTGATGGCGTTGGGATCCTCGTCACCGGGGTCTCGGTCGGCATCCTCCTCGTCCTCGTCAGGGTCGCGTGGCTCGCTGGTTGTCTCCACGATGTCATCGGCGCAGTCCTGCTTGAACTCGTCCAGAGTGCAGCCGTAGACCATGCAGGGGGTTCCCTTGCCGAAGTAGGCGTTGAGGGAGTTGCTCTCAATGAACTCAACCGCCTCGTCCTGACTCATCTGGTCGCGGGTCATCAGGATGTCAATGCATCCCTGATAGTCGTAGACCGCGATGGGATACTTCTGACCCACCTTGCGTAGCCCGCCGACGAAAGCGTCCTCAAACCCGTTCATGAGTATGGTTCCTTCTTCAGGCATTGGTGTCCTCCTCGTCTGGATCCTCGTCTGCTCCCAGAATCTCCATGTTGCCCACCGAGTACTTGCTCTTGACGAACTCGCCGAACGAGGCATCGGTCAGGATGGGCATCCAGAAGTCCTTGCTATCGGTGTCATTCATGCGGAACTTCTTGTCCTCCACCTCGCCGGTCTTGGAGTCCACGCGGGAGTACCATCCGTTGGACGGCTTCACCACATGGCCCGACTCAATCGCCATGTCAAGCAGACCGCTCCACCGGCTCAAGCCATCGTCAAACGAGACCGAGATCGGGATCTTGGAACGCTCCTTCACATAGCGGGACTTCTCCACATTGATGATGAAGTTGTAGCCCGTGACCTCCGTGCCGTCCTTCTCCTGCTGGCGACCGAGGATGAAGATGGTGTCGGCAGAGTAGTACGAGCCGGTGCCGCCGCCGACCACATCCTTGGCGTACAACTCCATGGTCTTGTAGGTGTGGTTCACCACGACCATCGGGATGTCCTTGAGGGTCAGGTGCGGCGTGACCATGCGGAACAGCGACTTGATCTGCTTCGCACGGGTCATGTCGGCGACCGCCTTCTGGTCAAGTGCGTCCTCCACTTCCTTCTTGGAGGCGAGGTTGCCGATGGAGTCAATGATGATCATGACCCGCTCGCCACGCTCAATGTCCTTCAACTGGTTCATGATGTCAAACTTGAGTTCCTCCACATCCTTGACGGGGGTATGGATGACCCGCTTCATGTCAATGCCGAAGGTCTCAAAGTAGTTGATGGGCGTGCCAAACTCCGAGTCGTAGAACAGCATCACGGCATCCTCGTACTTGTCAAGGTACGCCTTCGCCATGAGCAGGGAGAACAGGCTCTTGAAGTGCTTGCTCGGTCCCGCCCACATGGTGATGCCGGGGACGAAGCCTCCGTCAAGCCGCCCAGAGAGGGCGACATTGATGGCAGGAACCGATGTTGAGATCATGTCCTTCTTGTTGAAGAACTTGGATGAGAAGAGGATCTCCGTGTCCTTGATGGTGGAGTTCTTCTTCAGTTTCTGGATCAGACTCATGGTGTAAACCTCACTGGTGTTATGTAGGTGGACTCAGGGCAATGCTTCGGGCTTGTCAAACGGATCCACTCCATATTCGCAGACATCCTCAAAGGTCTGGTACTGGAAGCCCGTTGATTTGATTGTCTTTAGGATCTCGCTCAACTCCTCACGCACCACATACAGGCGTGCGTGCGTACCCGCGTGCGCGGGCGCGTCCGCGTGCGGGCGGATGTCGTGCATGACGAGGCTGATGCCCTTCATGGCCTTGGCGGTGTCCGCAAGACCCGCAAGCACTCTCTGCAACTTGCCCCTGCGGATGCGGTGCTCACGGGTGTCTTCCGAACCCTTGAGCCGATCCGGCTTGAAGTACATGCGGTCGCCTTGGTAGTAGTGGCTCTCGTTGCCGGGTCGGACATAGCAGAACATCGGGCAGACCCGACGATAGAGTTCCTCGTCAAATCGTGAGAGTGGGAAGGCAAAGTGGGTCGGCTTGAAGCCAGCCCCCGCCATGTCCTCCATCGCAGGGAGAACCTCGTCCTCAATGTAGCGGTCCACATCGTACATGCGGGCATACGACAGGGCATCGCGATGGGTCTTGCCGTGGCATCCGATCACATGCCCGTCCGAACGAAGGTCAGAGAGCATGTCCAAGTCCTTGTCGGTGAGCAGGTGGAACGAGTCCACATAGAACACGGCTTTGGCCTTGTGTTCCACGAACAGGTCTCTCGCGGCATGCCAGTTGGAGACCGAGTGGTCATCAAAGCAGAGGTGTACATGCGGGTACTGAACCTTCTTCTCCTCTGCGAGGAACGAGACGAACTTTTGTGCTGTCATGGTCTTGCCTTCATGGGTATTTAGGGTCAGGCGAACAATCCGTCAAGGCTGCTGGTCTCCTCAACCTTCCATCCGATGGTGTCCAGAATGTTCTTGAGAGGGTCAATGAACGCCTTCTCAAACTGGGTGTCGTAGTCAATGTGCGGAAGCAAGCCGAACTCCTCCGGCAACTTGTAGGGGAAAGAGATGACCCTCTGACGGACGGGGTTCGGCTCCTTCAGGTAGACGAACTTCACCTTCTCGCCGTCACGCACGGGCTGGAACGACTTGAGCAGGGACTTCGCCTTGATCCAATGGTTGTAGATGAGAGCACCCTTGATGGCGATGGGTGTCGCCTTCTTGTAGATGCTCGCGGAGTCGTGATACTTGTCCATGTAGGAGCAGCCGCGGGGGAAAGCCACGCTCTCCACGGGCAGGTGGGAGAACTCCTCGCGGAAGGTCGCCACGAAGCCACGGAGGGTCGGCTCGTCCTGCGTCATGATGATGCGAATTGCTTCCTTCAACTTCTTCCTTACGATGAGCGGGGTGGACGATCGTGCCGTCTCAATGCCCATGATCTTCAGGTCAGGTTCCTTGACATAGACATTGTCCTCGCCGAGATGCACCGCGAGCATGTATCTCTTCTTCGCTGTCCAGATGCCCTTGGCCGAGATGCACTCCCGCTTCATGGACATCTTGTTGTCGTATGCGTTCATCCTCTCGGCGAGGTCGGCATACCACCGGTTGATTTTGGGGAGTATAACATCCGTGCAGCACTTGTCAAGGAACAGGATGGTCTCCTTGGTGGGCTTGGTTCCCAACATCTTGTCCACAAGGCATCCCATCTTGAGATACACGGAGTCGGTGTCGGAGGCGATTACAAAATCCTCAGTGACCCCGCACACTTTACTCAGGAGAGCGTTCAATCTGTCTTCCACCCACCGGATGCTGAACTGACCCGACACCGTGATGGCTTCCGCCATGTCAAGGTTGTAGTAGCGGCAATACTGGTTGCCCAACGCACCGAACGCGGAGTTCAGTTGGACCTTGCGGACCATCTGGAAGTTGTTGTATTTGGCAATGTCCTTCTTCGCCTGCTCCACCTGCTCAGGCGTGGCATTGGGGTTGTTCTTGAGCCAGCCCTTGACCTCAAGCATCTTCTTCTTGAACACCTTTCGCTGGTCGTACATGGTGTCCATGAGTTCGGGCAGGAAGCCGCGGATGTCCCTGCGATACATGGTGCCGTTGGCGGCGACCGACAGGTTCCGTTCCTTTGCCTTTCGCAGTTCCCCCTCAAGGGTCTCGTTCTTGCAGGAGATTAGGTCATCAACGGAGATGCCCTTGACCCTCTCCTTGACCAGCGTCTCGGGGCTGAGGTTGTACTGCATGATGAGGTGGGGGTAGAGGCTGTCAAGGTCAAACGATGCGACCCAGTCGTGGCTCCCGACCTGCGGCTCCTTTACATACGCACCCTCAAACTTGTCATCCTTGTCCGCCGACTCCTTGGGCGGGATGGTTACATGCTTAGTCCGCAGGTAGTTGTAGATGATGCTGTCCCACATGCGGACCTGCGTGAACACATCGCCGAAGTTCCCCCGTGCGGAGTAGGCCAACCCGTGAGCCAGTTCCAGCAGCCGCAACTTGTCCTCCAACTTCACCACCAGCAGGACATCGCGGATGTTGTACTCCACGAACCGCTGGAAGTCCTTGCGGTAGAACTCGGTGATGCTGGAGTAGTCATCGTAGGACATCTTGCCCTCGCCCAGTTCCTGCGAGGCGATGAACTCCAACTTGTATGACTCTTGGTTCGTGAAGGTGAACTTCTTGTAGAGGTCAATGTAGTCAAGGATGGCGATGCCGTTGATGTAGTAGGCGATGCTCGCCTGTCCTAGCGAGTTGACCGCTCCCTTGCGTTCTCGGACATCCTGCCATGGGGACATCCTCTGTGCCACCTTGCGACCCAGAACGCGCTCCATCCGGCGGTAGAGGTACGGGACATCAAAGAACACCACATTCCATCCGGTTAGGATGTCGGGGTCCAGTTCCTCCCACAGGTCCAAGAACGCGGAGAGCAACTTCGCCTCGTCGGTGAAGCACTCATACTTCACCTCGTCCGAATGGAACTGCCCCAACGCCAGCACATGGGTCTTGCCCTTCATGTGGACGGTGATGGCGTTGATGCGTTCCTCGGGGTCATCCATGCTCGGGAACCCGTCCTCGCTCTCGCACTCAATGTCAATGTATGCGACACGAATGAGCGACGGGTCGTACTCCAGTTCGCCCTCGCTGCCGTAGGTCTGTGCGATGAACTGGTACTGCGGATCAATCTGCCCGTAGATGCGGAACCCCTCCACGCCCTTGTACTTCTCCGCGAAGAGATGGGCTTCATAGGAGTTCTCAAAGTCCACCGGCTCAACCTTGATGCCGTCAATAGTGGTCCAGCAATCGGGCTTCGGCTTCTTCGTCGGGACATAGAGCGTCGGTCGGAAGTTCACCGATTCATGGACACGCCGTCCGCTTGCGTCGTAGCCACGATGGAGGATACGACTCCCCTTCATCGTTACATCGGTGTAGAATGGTTTCATGTGAATAGTTCGGTCAGGGTTTCCGGCACTTGCTGTCTGATGCGTTCCTCGGACAACTTGATGTATTCGGGGTTCAACTCAATCCCAATATAGCGTCTTTGGTTCTTCAGTGCAACCACGCCCGTCGTTGCCGCTCCGTTGAAAGGGTCAAGGACCGTTCCATCTTTAGGACACCCCGCAAGGACACAGGGAACGATAAGGTCTTCGGGGAAAGTGGCGAAGTGGGCACCCTTGAACGGCTTGGTGGTCACGGTCCAGACCGAACGCTTGTTACGCTTGCCATCAGAACCCCACACCCTCTCTCCCGAGGAAAACCTGTCTCCTGTAGGATAATCTGCTTGATACTTTTCTCCATGCTTGTCCCGAAGTGCCGGTGCAGTAGTAGCCATTTCCTTGATCGCCTCATGGTCAAAGAAGTATCGTGGCGACTTGGAGAAGAGGAAGATGTATTCGTGCGCCTTGGTGCATCGGTCGGTCACGCTCTCAGGCATCGGGTTCGGCTTGTGCCAGATGATGTCCTGACGGAGATACCAACCATCAGCCTGTAGAGCAAACGCAACCCGCCACGGGATGCCGATGAGGTCTTTGGGCTTCAGGTCTCCGCAGTCAACATCAACCAGAGTGCCAGCGATGGCTCCCCTGTTGCTCGCCTGCTTGGACCCGTCCCCCTGCTTCACCCATGCCGTCCCGTCCGCGTTACGACCCCTGCCGCTTCCTGCGTAGGAATCGCCGAGGTTCAGCCAGAGCGTCCCATCATCACGCAGGACGCGACGGACCTCACGGAACAACTCAACCATCTCACTTACATACCCATCAGGGGTCTCCTCAAGACCGATCTGCCCGTCAACTCCATAGTCACGCAAGCCGAAGTAGGGCGGCGAGGTGATGCAGGTGTGGACGGAGCGGTCCGGCAGGGTCTTGAGAACCTCACGGCTGTCTCCCTGTAGGATGGTGTATCGGTCATTCATAGATGCTTCCTTACCTTGTTCCAGTAGGCGGTGGTCGCGTCCCACGCCTTGCTGCCCTTACGCTTGAGGATGTTACAGCCCCCGTTGTGAAGACGGGCCATGTCCTCCATGGTCGCCCCCGCGGGCGCGTACCTGCGCATGTACGCGACCACGACCCTGCGCGCGTACGCAGGGTCAAAGCAGTCATTGTAGGTTCCGCCGAGCGTCTTGTCAAACGCGACGGCATCCTTCCAGTAGCCACGGTGGATCTGGAAGGCACCGATGGCCTTGCCCCCGTCGCCCACGGCGTTGGGGTCACCACCGGACTCAACCATCATGATGGCATCAAGGAATCGGTCCGAAACTTTCGTATTGGACGCTGGCAGCGTGGGGGAGGTTAGAGATAGACACACCAGAACCGGAAGCAGCCGAAGCATTCTCATTCTTCTTTCCTTGAAGGTAAGAGTAAAACAGCACGGAGTAGTTGATGAGGTCAAGGCAGGTGTCCTCAACGCTCTCGTCCTTGACTTGGAGCGTGCCGGACTCCACGAAGGAGGACAGGCGGGACATCTTGTCGGTCATCCGGACAAGCATCCCCGCCTCGGTCTTGCAGATGCCCATCGCCTCGCAACGGGTGAAGTTGGCGAATGGTTCCTCGCCGCTGCGTCCGGCATAGTCGGCGTTCTTCTTCTGCATCAGGGCGAACGCCTTGGAGCAGAGGGTCTGGTGGTGCTTCAGCAGTTCTTCTCGGTTCATTGTCAAGCCTTTCCGGTTGAGCCGAAACCACCCTTGCGGTCGCCCTTGGGCGGGATGGGGTCGGCGAGTTCCTTGAAATCACATGAGAGTCGGTGGACGATCTCTCCTTGGCAGATGCGGTCGCCATGGTTCACCCTGACATTGATCTTGCTCATGTTCATGACCGCCACCATGAGTTGGTCGGTGTAGTCGGAGTCAATGACCCCCTCCGCGTTGGCAAGCACCAGACCGCCCTTGAGAGCCAGCCCTGACCTCGCGTGCAGGCGGACGGAGTAGCCCTCGGGGATGTCCAGAACGAGTTGGGTGGGCAGGAGAACCCTGTCGCCGGGTTGCAGGAGGATGAACGGGTCCATCTTGTCATGGACATGGGCGAGGTACTTGGTTGGTTCTGAGTTGATCGTCCATGCGTCCACCTCCCGCTTACCGGCAGGCAGGCATACCCGCAGGTCAAAGCAGGCGGACTGGCTGGTCGCATAGACCGGCGGGAACGCCTCTGGGTGCAACTTGTGATAGCCGAGCACGATGTTCGTGTTCATGGTGTAAATCTCACTTGTGGAAACGGCTATGGTATCAGGTTTCGTCGCTGCCGTCAAGGGGTCTCTTGCGAACTCCGATGCGGTACTTCGGAATCAGTTCCCAGTCATTCTTTTGGCTAAAGGGAAGAATCTTGAAGTGACTTATCGGACATGCCGGTTCCTTGGTCATGGCAGGGTTGACGATCTTGACCAGCCCCCACTGCTCAAGCAGGTTGGCGATGGTGTTCCGTCGTGCCTTGTCCGACTCCGCGAAGTCGGATTCCAATCCATCCAGCATGAAGAGTTCCTTGAAGTGGACAATGTAGTACTTGCCCTTCTTGTGGAGGATGTGGCAGGACTGGTACAACTTGCGTTCGGTCTTGGAGGAGATCCCGATGCGGGTCAGCGTCTCCTTCACCTTCAAAAAGTTGTCGGGTGAAGGTAAGGTGACCTCCACAAGGGTGTCTACTATTTGATTCACGGGATACGCCTTCTACTAATGATGATTTCGCTTCACGAATCGTCATTATTTAGCGTTCCTTCCACCTTTGGCGGTCCGTAGAGCCTCCACCTGCTCCTCTGTCAGGAGCCGGAGGTAGTCCTTGGCCTTCCTGCTGCTGACCTTATAGTGCTCCATGATGACCTTGAGCCGTTCCTGCTCCACCTCGTTCTTCTTGATCCACTTGTCCCATCGCTTGCGACGGCGGACGGAGTGATAGAGGTAGTCAAACTGCATGCGGTTGTCCAACATGTACTGGCAGTTCATCTCGTTGGCGTACAGGAGGGTGTCGGGGCTGAACGAGAGGGCACGGTTGACCATGAACGGGAGGTAGTGTTTCTCCGCGTCGGGGTATGAGTCCATCGGGCTGTCGGTCTTCTCGTTGATCGCTTTGAGCAGGTCGGTCAGGGTAAGTTTCATGGTATGTCCAAGTCGGCGAGGGGTGTCCCGTCCTCCATGCTCACATCCACGATTAGCCGCATGGGGATGTAGATCCACTTCCTCTTCTTGATGTCGTAGACGCTGTGGAGGTAGAACTGGTCGTATCCGCTTGAGCCATGATAGCGATCAATCAGCGGGGCTTCAACATACTCGGGGGTGACCACGCAGATGCGGTGGGAGATCTTGGTCTTGACCCGCTTGCCATTGATGTCCTCGTACTCAATGTCAAGGTGGTTGGGATAGATGTTCTTGAGCAGGGCATCAATCCACTCGGAGAGCATAATGTCGGTCATACCCGTCACTTCAAAGTAGGAGCCGAAGCCCCCGTTACCGCTGTCATCCGAATGCTTCTTGGCGACACGCATGGAGAAGTATGACTTCCTCTCATGGAGGAATGACTGGCGGGCGTGCTCGCACTCGCGTACGAACTGCTCGTACTTGTACTTGCCCTCCAGTTTCTTGTTGATCTGCGTGACCTTGTCCAGTTCGTCCTCGGTGATGAGGCTGGACAGGAGCATGATCTTCTCAACCGGACTGGCATCCTCGGCATCCGACCCCTTGCGGATACCATCCAGACTGTCCCAGAATTTGGGGTTGATTTCCGTGGTCAGTGAGGAGCGGAACTCCTTCACATAACCATCTATGTCGTACTTCTTGCCGATCTCATGGATGGCAATTGAAAGGTCTCCGAGGCTCTTTACGACCATAACAGCCTCCCTTCTTTTCAGGGAGTATTTAGGTCTTGAAGGTACACTCCGATGCCAGCGTGACACAACAGGCGGCAAGGTTGATCTCGGGGTCGGCGGCGAACGCAGCCCTGTGTTGATATTCAGCCAGAGTAAGGATTGCTTGAGGAATTGATGAAGGCGTGAGAGACTCAAGGAGAGCGTCGTAGATGCTGCGGAACACATGAGCCGTATCGCGGTCAGTGTTCTCAACCACCCACTTCCTGATGTCTCCGAAGTTCTTTGACTTGAGAGCATTGACCAGTTGCTCCATGCCCACATCAGGGGAGACAAGGATGCCTGCGTCAATGGTTCCCGAGACGGAGTACCGCTGTACCTCGTTGAGGATGCGGCGGAAGTCGGGGAAGTACCTGACGATGAGTTGTGCGAGGACCGCTGGCTCATGATTGATCTCCTCCGTGTTGAGGATGCTGACGAGACGATCATGGAACTGCTTCGCCATCTTTGACTTCTCCTTGGACGGGATCTTGAAGTCAATGGTGGTACACCTTGAATGAAGAGGTTCAATGATGCGATACTTGAAGTTGCATGTGAGGATGAAGCGGCAGTTGGACGAGAACTCCTCAATGAACCCACGCAACGCGGGCTGTGTGGATAGGGGGTTCAGGTAGTCAGCCTCGTCAAGGATGACCACCTTGTGTCCACCGTTCAGGGACATGGAGGAGGCGAACTGCCGGATGCGCATGCGCAGCGTGTCAATCCCGCCGTCCTCTGATGCGTTGATGAACATCATGTCCCTGCCCAACTCCGAGCAGAGGGCGCGAGCCACGGTGGTCTTGCCGCAGCCCGCACCCCCCGTCAGGATCATGTTGGGGATGTCCCCCGACTTGACGATGTCGGTGAATGTCTCCTTCAGGTTGGTCGGAAGGATACACTCATCAATCGTCTTCGGACGATACTTCTCTACCAGAAGTGTCTCTTCCATGTTCAGTCCTTGCTGATGGTGCTGTCGGACTCAAGGGCGATCCAGTAGGTGACGGGACCGACGAACTTCACGACCTTCTTCTCGGCGAACGACACATCGTAGTCACCGGGGAACAACTTGATGTTCTCCACCTTGAGCCAGAACCGGAACGACATGTCCGGCTGCTCCTCGTCAACGACGAGACTCCAACTGTGACCCGATGCGTTCTTCTTGTCGCACACGCGGATGCAGATGCCCTCGTCGCACGACTCAACGCAGAAGTCGGGAGCCTGTAGGACAGAAGCCGCCTTGAGGACCGACGCGATCTTGTCCTCGGTCAGGCGGAACTGGACCGCGACCTTGGGCATGCTGATCTTCTTGTCGGGCGGGGCGGACAGGAGCGAAGGCTCGGAGAAGAAGTACTTGACCGATGCCTTGGATCCCTCCGAGCCGATGTTCACGAACTTGCCGTTCTCGTCAAACTCAAACTCGGGGTTCTTGAAGAGGCTGATGGTGGAGAGGAACTGGGACATGTCCCAGATGCCGAACTCCGTGTCAAAGGTCTCCGCTACCGTGGCCTCCGCAAGGATGGTGGAGGACGGCGAGATGGTGCTGATGGTGTTGCCCTGCTTCACATGGAGATTGCTGTTGATCCCCGCGAAGTTCTTGAGGATGTTCAGGGTCTCCTGCGAAATCTTGATCTTGGTCGCTGTGCTGCTCATTGTGTAGTGTCTCCTGTTGGACCTTTCTGGTCACTGGTGTTCTTGTATGGCTTGAAGGGTACGAACGGCTCGTCCTCTTCTTCTGATTTGGTCTCTGGTTTCTGGATGTCAAAGGTCTTGTTCTGGTATATGGATATCTGGTCGGACCTGTAGTGACGAACGATGCCGCCATCACACAAAGTCACACACCAGATGTCGTTCTCAAATGTCCCGCTGTCGCGGACATAGATGGCATAGCCCTCTTTGTCTCCCTCAACGATGACGGGAATCGGGTTGCGGAACTCATGAATCATAAACCGAGGACGAGGGGCTTTCGCCCCCCGCTCGGTGGCACGGACGGGTTGGGTTTACTTCTTGACCGAGCAACGCTCTTCGCAGTTACGCATGAGGTTGCCGAGGGCACGATCAATCTCATCAACTCGCATGTCAAGGTGACGCTCGGTATTTTCAAGATGACTGTCAAGACGGTCAATGCTGTCGTTGAACGAATCCTGAAGTTCGTTGACGCGATCGTTGAGATCCTGATGGAAGGTGTCCGCATTGATGCTCTGTGCCTCGCGAATCTGCGAGTGTTCTTCCTCAATCCAGTCATAGAAATCCTTCCCTGACTTGATCTTGCTGTCCAGTTCCGTCCAGAGCGAGGACACCAGCAGAAGTGCACCGACGAAGAACCACGGCACTCCTGCGGGGTTGGACTCGTTAAGGTAGTAGTTCATGCCGTAGAAGGTGGTGAGCAGTCCGGTCCATCCCGTCAGTCTGCTGACGATGAACATTCCCTTGTTGACCGTGGGTCGGTTCACGAACAATGTAAACATCTTGCGACTCATTCCGAAATCTCCTGTAAAGAGGGTTGAAGTGTGGGAGTATACCATCTCTCCCGTGGAAGTCAAGTGGTCAGATGATGGTCAGGGAGCAATATGCCATGCCCCGACCGCCTTTGTAATAGCCAAAGATCAGGAGGTGCTTGCGGGAACGCTTGGTCCCGCCGGTGTATATCTTGCCGTACTTCACGATTCGCTTTCCGCTGGTCATCTTCCATCCGCTGTTCAGGGCGAAGGACATGATGCTGCTCTTCATGCTGGTCGGGATGTTGCCCTTGAAGAAGTAGCCCTCTATGCTGCCTTCCCAGATGTTGGACTCCTTCATCGCACCGATGAGAGTCATGAGGTCGTTGAACCCCTTGTCCTTGGACTTGCCACCACGCCCCATCTTGGACGAGAGGATTGCCTTCACCTCGTCGCTCGGGGAGCAACCCTCGCTACGGCAGTTCTTGGTCCGTGCTGTGTTGCGTAAGGTGGATGCCATCTGTTACTGCTGGGCGAGTCGGTCTCGCAGTTTTCGTGACATGATTTCCGTGGGCGTGAGTGGATACTCAATCGC